AATTATGCCCCATATAACACAAGCAATAATCACTGTATCGCGTTGCTTCAGTTGATCAGTATTTCTTCGGTTTTTAATCTTATCTGGTACACAATTGTGGTATATGTTAGAAACAGTTCTCATAATTTCCTTGAATGTTATAAAAGTATCTGTATAATGTTCAGTATATTTTGATGAACGCATATGTAGTCCTCATTTCTTGGGAGTTTTGAGACTACTATATGCGTTTTTTTGTTGATTTACCAACATGTTTAGACATTTTCCTCTAGGAAAAAATTAACTAGCACCACGGGTTTATTATATCATTTTTTACTATGTATAATAGGCACAACTTACATCTACAAACAACAGTTTTTTTAAGTTGAGTAAATACTCAATAAAACCGAAAGAGTTGCAATTAATAGACAGCAACACATGAACTAACTGTAGGAGCTGAACCCCACATCCTTTAGTTTATTTGCTGCTGTCTATCGAAGCTTAATTACAACGATGAGGGAGATTTCCTCCCTTGCGTTTTATTTTGTCTCAGACCTATCACTAATCTTTCGACACTATCATAATATCACTGCAAAACGTTGCAAAACCGCCATCATTCCGCCAAAAAACCGCCAAATTATTTATAAGTGATAATTTTCCCATGTCTATATGCTTCTGCGAACTCAATCAGTGCTTCTGACTTCATCCGTTGAATGCTTCTCTCTGAATAACCAACCTCACGACTTATCTTATAGTTTGAGAAGTTTTCAGGCACGCAGTAGCAATAGTAAAGTATTTGCCGACTGTTTATACTCAATGCCATCAAAGCCGCTAAAATCGCATCTCTCTCTGCTTCTATATCCATCATCTGAATAATCGCGTCTTCTGCCTTATTACCGTGCTTCGGTGCCTTCGGCATATCCGTAATAATCGGCGACTTAATATCTATCAAAGAGCGACCTGCCATCCGCTCCAAACGCCGAAAGTTCTTCAGCACATCTCTCGCATTACATCTTGTCTGTTTGAAATCTACCTCTCGTAACAATTGCATCAAGTCAAACCGCTCCTTTATGTGATATAATAAACTTGTCGGATTTATTACATCAGTCGGAGCGATCCGGCTTTTTTTATTTGTCATTGATTAGTTCAATATCCACCAATCTCACCACTGCTAAATTCTCTTTACTTTTCGCTAACCACTTGTCACATTTCATCGTGTTTTCAATACGAATGATTGCTGAGTGATTATAGAGATGCTCTACATATCCACGAAACGGATAGATGAACTCCTCTGCTTCACAGCGGACCATGTCGCCAACTTTTACTTTTGGTTTCTTACGTGTTTTAGGGTTCTTTGTCGGCATATCTAGCATTAAACCGCCGATACCATGACTACTAGCGTAAAATCCGTCTTTTAGTTTCATTCTTTTTCCTCCCATTTACGATCATCACTTAATATCGAAATTCCAAACTTACGAATAGCATCACTTGCATCAGCAACATACTGGCTTGCCACTTTATATGTTTCTTCTGCTGAAATTCCATATTCTTTTTCAAACTTTGTCTTTAGTACATTCAGTTCCTGTTTTCTTAGTTTTGTTATTCTGCGGTGCCTGTTGTTCATTTTCAATCAACTCCCTAATCTGAAAGTGTTGTCTATACTTGATCGAAATTCTTTTAAGTGGTTCTCTACCACAGAATCAGTCACGTTAAAACGATCAATTAATACTGGAGCTGCCATATCTTTCAAATAACTTTGTCTGATGACTAATTCAGTACCATCAGGAAGTTCTATGTTAACCTCCCGACCATTGATAATTGCTTGAATGCCCGCTTCACTTAGTGGTATTTCGTATTTCATTTCACATCCTCCAAATCACTCGACTTCACGAACACACCATCTACCATCTTCCCTGTGCGTCCTTTGATTTCGTTGTATGCTTGGTTCAGACACTCGTACAAATCCATATCATTTTGCATAGCTAAAATAATCAAGGTTACTACTACGTCTCCAATTCCGTCTCTTAAACCATGTTCATCTTTTCTAGCTAGAGAAGCGGCAACTTCCCCAATCTCTTCGATCGTTTTTAACATTTGCTTGCTGGAATCAGTTTGATCCAATCCCTTATCTTTAGCCCACTGCTCTACTTTTGTGATTAGTTCGTCCATTATTTCTCCTCCACATACCTAAACTGTCGTCCTTTTGAATCAATCCATAAGCTCCTAGCTCTATCCCAAATAATGTTTTTGCTTAATCCAGTAATTTCAGATAACTGTTCAGCAGTACCTGTTACTAGAATTCGATCACCATGCCAGATTGCAATTTTTCTCGGCGTTTTCCGATTGGTTTTTTCAGCCCACATTGATTTACCGAGCTTTTGGACTTCTGCAACTATTTCTTTGTCTTCTTGCCAAGATTCTGACTTGGTTAATTCAGCAATTCGTTTCATTGCTACTTTCTTATCCACGATCATTCCTCCAATCTACGAATTTCCCTTCTTAAATTCTCTACATGCAAATCGATTGCCTTCCTCGCCGTTTCATTGACCATTACTGCCTTTGTCCGCTCCAGATCGTCAATCTCACGCTGAAGGCTTCGAATACGCATTTGAATCACTTCTTCTGTTGTCATGATGGACCACCTCGTTAAAAACGCTCTTCCTTGAACGTATTCCGATATTTTTTAGCTAAAATCAACGGCACTTGATATTGATGACAGAACAACTTTGCCTTGATCTTAAAGTCTTTTGTCTGCATTCCTTTGACATCTACGACTTTGACAAGTTTACCGTTTTTATAAAATGTGAAGTCGGGAATATACTCGATCTTGCGATACTTCTTTCCGTCTAGTTCAAATTTCGGCATCAGCTCAAATCGCTCCTGAAGTTTTACTTTCCAGCCGTTCGCTTCAGCTTGCCATAAGGCTAGATCGTAGTACTCTGCTTCTGCGATAGAATCGAACTTGATACCTCGATGGATAGTTTTTCGATTACGATATTTATTCGTTCTCAAGAAGCGCCTCCTTCTTAGCCTGATAAGCAGCAAAGCGGGCTTCTAATTCTGCTTTTTTATCAGGATCTAGCGTCTTTTCTTCTTGAGGTTTGTTGACCCAATCAGGTAACTTTTCACGCCGTACATTGTTTTGACGTTTAGGAAGATAGTTTTGTTTTTTCTTGTTCTTAAAATCTTCTTGGGCTTTTTCTGCTGATTCCATTGTCTTAATTCCTTGATTACTCCATGAATTTAATATCGCTTCAACGTATTTTTTCAATCCTGGCATCTCAACGTTGTTTTCGAAAGCTAATTTAAAAGCAAAGAGAATCATATCTGCTCCCCAAGTTTTAATCATCGGTCCTAATGCTCCTTGCAAAAGTCCAGTAGGTGCTTTCCCCCAGCTTTTTTGGATGAACTCATACACGCCTATATCATCTTCTTTATTTGTCTTGTTTTGTTTTGTATTGTTTATATAAGCTGAAGGATTTACTGTAGAATCTACTGAAGGATTTACTTCCCTATTTACTTTCGGATTTACTTTACTATCTACTGGAATATTTCCAGTAGCGGAGTTTTCTACCGTATTATCTACTGTAGTTTTTACTGTAAAATTTCCAGTTAGATCAGAAAGAATATAAACTCCAGCTTTTGTACGACCTCTCTTTTTATATTGAAGGAGTCCGTTTTGGATCAATTGATTACGATTGTTAATCAATGTTTTTTCAGACGTTTTAGTCATTGCTTGTAGCCTTGTATTGGCAATCGATAATTCGCTCTGCCATCCACTTTTGTTTGCTATAGCCATTAGCTTATACCAAAGCAGTTGGGGACCAGCGCCAAGCTCGTTATATTCAAGCCAATTGTCAAAAGCATTAAGCTGTCCGATGTAATCCAATTGTGTTCCTCCTTTCGTTTTGATGTTAAGAGGGAGATAACTCCCTCGCTATTTGTTTAATGGTGGATTTGATGCATCGAATAACCCAGTTTGAATATCTGAATCTTCTGCAGGTTGATCCATAACGGGTTCTACTGTTTTTCTTTCTGGCTCCATTTCTGATAGAGTTGTTTCTTCAATCAACTCTTCATTCTCGTTTAATCGGAAAACCTTCTCGTCCGATGTAACAGCAGTTTGCATCTCTACTGATAAAATGCCCCACTTAGATAAAAGATTCCGCAGAACTGTTTTAATGGCCATTGCATCGTAATTATCCTTCCAAGCTCCAGATAGTTTTTCTTTGTCATATCCCTTTGCATTTTTAATTCGATGAGCTTCTATTTCTTGCTTAGTCCAATAGACTGTCTTTTTAAATCCATTTAATAGTTCAAAGAAACCAACATATCCGATAACTTTGTCTGATTGCTTAGCATTGTAATCAAATGTAAATTCTTCTGTTAAAGGATTCCACTCAATCAATTGTCCTTCGTATATCTCCAATGCATTCAGAGCTTTATATTGCCCCGAACGTTGCGCAAGTTGAATGTAGCCTTTGTATCCTAGAATGAACTGCGCTTCATTATGTGTAATCCATTCTTTTCCAACTTTTTCTTTTCTATTGAATGGAACAACATAGGCATATCCCAAATTTTTATCAATAGGTAGATCCATAGTTGCTGCTTTTAGTGCGGAAGCAATAATGGTCATTGGTTCTGCTTTGGACAGATAGTTATCACCACCAACTAAAGTCATGAGCGATCCCATAAAAGAATCCGATTTTTCATGTAGAATATCAGTAAATTTTTTCTTCATTGCTGGCGTACTCATCAAAGCTTTAAAACCTAACTTTGATGGGTCAACCACTTGAGTATTTTGTTCAGTCAGTTGTTTTTTTAACGATTCATTTGTTGCCATTGTTTTTTTCCTCCTTCATCGGTAATCCGCAAATCACACAATAATTCCATGATGGTTCTCGAAGTTCGCTTCCACACCGTGGGCATTTATTCATTATTTGATCTCCTTTTCGGTTAGTCTTCTTGATTCAGTAACGTTATAAATCTCTTCGTCATTTGCGATATCTGGATATTTCTCTGCTAGTTTCTTCGTGTTCATGCGTTTAGTACTAACAAGTTTCCAGCTGATGATGTTCCTTTGTGTAATGCCAATACTTGCCTCACGTTTTCCTAGCTCGCTGATAATCTCGTTGTCTACTTGACGGATAGCTGACTCAATTTCTTTTTTCGTCCGCTTGAGTTCTCTTTTTTGCTCGATAAGTTCATCAAAACGCGATGGTAGAGCTGTTTGATTTTCTTCTACATCTGCATATTTTTCTTTTAAGAAGTCAGCAGTCGCTTCACTTCCGTCAATTACAGGCTCGATACCTTCAACTACATTTGTTTCCCAAAATTCAACCAAGCGTTCTGTAATCGTATCGATCAATTCTTGATCTCTCGCAATTCGCTTCCAAATGAATCTTTGTCCGCCAATCAACACAGCGATATAACAATAATCTTTATTTAAAACATTCATATAATGTTGAACCTGACAGAGATAGCTAAGCGGGACTTCTTCTCCTTCCCACTCTTTACCAAGAAATTGGTTAGCTGTTTTGCATTCAAGAATGGCGTTTTCCCCTACTACGTCACGATCAATATTTGCTCTTAAAAATGGATGTAATGGATGTTCAAATACTTGGTTTCTTCTACGTACTTTTTTGCCTGTTCGTTCTTGAAATTCTTTGGCAACAACTTCTTCTAAAACATTGCCCCAATAAGCTGGTTCATTTTCTGATTCTTCAAGTACGACTTGTCCTGTTTTTTCTAGCCAGAGTTGATAAGGTGATTTCCACTTATTCAATCCTAAAATCGTTCCGACATCAGAACCTCCGATGCCTTTCTTACGGTCTTCAAGCCATTCTTGATGGCTCATTTCTAAGGTAGATTTACTCATCGTCTTCCTCCTCTTGATGTGGGTTGCCCCATTCGGGAGTCGTCAAATACTGATCGAGCGCTTGTCCAAAATCATTCATTGTTTTAGCCTTCCTTTCGTGCTAAAATACAGTTAAGTTATTTTGATATGTTGCCGATTAGCGATTGCCGTCGCTGGTCGGTCTTTTTTGTGTTGGCATTTTGAAACTTTCTCTTACAGCAGTAACCGCTACTAAGGTTCCCCAATAAATAAGTGCATATGCTGGATTAATACTTGCCAGTACGATTGCTACTAGACTCATAAGCAAAGCGCTCTTGACAGTCATTTTAAATACAGTTTTCATTTCTTTCTCTCCTCTCTATATTTAGCAATTTCGCTAGCAAGATCTTCATTCATATGATTCTCTAAAAATCGAGCGACTTCAGTTTTAGGAATTCTAATTTCACCGAGTTTCAAAAAACCGATGTATCCCATCTCAATCAAATCTTTAACATTTTGAGGATTTGTTGTTATAGCTAATGCCGCTTCAGTAACTGAGTATGTTAATTTTTCAATGTTTCTTTTATTGTTGCGCTTCAAGACAACTTTTTTTGGAAAAATATTTTCCAATGTTTCCATTTCCATCATCCTTTCATATATCCTTGTGCTACCCAGTACGACAGCCGTTCCTCACTAAGCTTGCGAATATCGATTCCAAGTATTTCGCATAATGCACTTATTAGTGTTACTTCCACCATGATTTCATCTAAAAATTCATAAGCATATGCAATGATTTGTTGACGATCATCAACAGTTAAGTAATTTACTTGTTTAAGAAGAATTTTCTCTACTTCTTGCTTCTTCTGTTTCCGCTCATCTGATTCAATCATTTGCAACTTGTCTAATGATGAAGGATCTCTCCTATAAACATCACCATCTATTGATTTAAATAAACCAAAGAACTCATGAATCACTTGAAGAGTGAAATCTGAATCTCTAAAATGATCCGTTAACGCCTGAGCATTTTCCAACGTCACGGGCTTCGTATTAAGCAATGTTGTCCAATCGCTTAATGACTGTTGAGAGACGTTGATTTGTCTTGCTATTTCCTTTTTGGTCTTACCACTCTTATTAATTACTTCGACTAACGATTCTCGAATAACACTTGATTTTTTTAACAGTTTAAACACCTCATATTCTTATTCGCCCGTATATCAATACGAGCAATTTTTTTATACTATTAATTTAAAGAATCAAACGAAAGCTGCTTCATCTAGTTCACGTTCAAGCTCTTTTTGAACTTCTTCAACTAAACGATCAAGTTGATCATCTGTAGCACACTTGATGATGTGAACTAGTCTAGGTCTAGCATCAAGTACGATGTTTATTTTTTCTTGTCGTGTCATTTGTAAGTCCCCCTTGTTTTTAACTCATTTTTGTAGTTAAAAGCCATAAAAAAAATTTTTTCTTTAGGAACATGAAAAATATCTTCTAGATGTTGCATCTGGGAAGGCTTAGGCAAGGTACGTCCTACCTCCCAAGAACTGATTGTTTTTTGGGATACTTTTAATAAAGACGCTAGTTGAGATTGAGAGATCCCTTTTCTAGATCTTATTTGTCCCATTTTGTTTTCCATACATTTCCACCTCTCTTTTACTACCTTATGTAGTTATAATATACTACAAAATTTAGTAAGTCAACCACTATTACTACTTTTTTTTGTATTAACTAAATTTCGTTGTACCGACTACGCTTTGTAGTATATAATTTTATTAAAAGGAGGACTTGCTGTGTTAAAAGATCGAATTAAAGAGTTAAGAAAGCAACATGGCTGGACCCAAGCAGAACTAGCAAAAAAAATGAGCGTGTCCCAACAAACTATAGGAAGTTGGGAAGTAGGTCGTGCAGAACCTAATTCAGAAGCACTAACTAAATTAGCTCATCTATTTAACGTTAGTACTGACTATCTATTAAGTAATCATAAAACTCCAGAATGGGCGACTAAAGAAGATATAATTGAATTAGATAAAATGCTCGATTCCAACGTTAACATGGCTTATGGTGGTGAAACATTAACAGATGAAGAGAAACAACGGGTAAAAGATGTTTTGACAGGTCTATTTTGGGAATTTAGAAAAGAAGACAAAAGTAAAGAGAAGTGATTTTCTATGGAGATGGACGTAATTAGTCTAGTTGGCAAACTGAAGCAAAAATATAATTCAGCTAATCCCTTTACTATTTGCGAAAAAATGGATATTCAGATTAGGTATGTTCCTTTTTTGAATAATCCAAAGGGACAATTTCAAGAACTGTTAGGGCGTTCGGTTATTCTTCTAAATCACGAACTAAAGTATTCTGAAGAACGGTTCTATATTTGTGCTCACGAACTAGGTCACGCAATTTTTCATCAAGGTTTATCTAGTTATTATGTCTCTACTCGATCCTCCAGAAGCAAATCAGAAAGCGAAGCGAATTGCTTTGCCGCCAATCTTATTATTTCTCTTTATAAAGAAGATAATGATCAATACCCTAGAAAAATTGAAGATTTAACAAATTTGTATGGACTTCCTAAAAATTCGTATAGATTTTTAATTTAATTGGCGACTATCACTACCTGCCTTTAAGTGGGAGTAAATATATTTTTATTGTTATGGAGGAAGAAATGAAAAAAATAGTTGGGTTAGGATTAATTCTGTTCTCTAGTATTGTACTAGGAGCATGTGGAAATAGTAATTCAAATTCTGATACGCCTAAAGAAACAACCACTGCGAGCTCTACAATGGTTTCTCTTGAAACCAGTAGCTCTGTTGAAAAAAAGACTAATCTTTTATCAAATGATTCAGATTTCGGAAAAATAGCTGATAATGTACCTGATGGAGAATTCATAGAAGTACAAGGTAAACAAGATTATTCAACCAATTTTAATGATAATTCTTGGGCGGGTATTAACCTAAATATCGATCGGGTCTCAGTTGTGAAAACTACTGATATCAAAGACTATTCTGATAATCAATACAATGGTTTTGTAGCCGTGCATTACAACATAGATAATACACAACAAGATGTATCTATATACCCTAATCAAGCCACAATTGTAACTGACTATGGTGAGCAAGTTGATGATGGCGGGGTCTTTAATTATGATTCATGGGATGGTGACTTCATGAAAGGAACAAAAAAAGATGGTTGGGGCATCTATCCTTTATCAAAACTTCCTGATGCATCTTCAATCAAATCCCTTCGATTGAAGATTGATTCTAGCTATGAAACTGATAATTATGATGATGAAAACTCGTATCACACATATGATATTAATTTAAATTTACAATAAAGATTGGCCTTCGGGCTTTTCTTTTTAAACGCAAAAGAACATAAGTTCGTATACTTCTATTGAAAATACGGATTTTACATCTATTCACTCTCTATATGTACCAAAAGAATTTAACTATCGTACTAATGACATAGCAATATGAAAGGACTGATTTTATGCGTGGCGGTGTGAGAAAACGTGGAAAACGTTGGTATTATTATTTTGAAGATATCAATGATGATGGCTCAAGAAAAAAAGTGGAGAAAGTTGGCGGAGACACCCGACCAGAGGCCGAAGCTGCTTTACGAAAAGTTTTATCAGATATTGACGAAACAGGACAATACTTTTTAGGTACGGATACTCGAGTAAAACAATACCTTGATTTTTGGATGGAGGAATACGTTAAACTAAATCTAAAATACAATACCTATGAAAACTACCGATTTACCATCAAAAATCATATAAACGGTTATTTAGGAAAGAAAAAACTTACGGATCTCTCCCCTGCTCTTTTACAAAATTTCATCAATGCTGAATTTAAAAAGGGTTACTCGAAGAAAACAATGACTATTACTCACTCTGTCCTTAAGAATGCGCTGAATATGGCGGTTTATCCTTGGGGGTTAATCAAGCAAAATCCTATGCTGTATGTAAAGATACCAAAATACGAAGAACGACCAACGACTAAAAAAGATCTAAAAATCATTTCTCTTGAGGACTTTGATCATATGCTAGAAATCACTCCTGAAGGCCATCCTTTCTATATTCCTTTGAATATTGGATTTTATACGGGAATGCGCGTTGGCGAAGTTTGTGGTCTGACGTGGGATAATGTCGATTTTTCAAATGGAACAATTACTGTAGAGAAACAAATGGTAAAGAATGATGGCGAATGGGTATATGGTACACCAAAGACAAGCAGTTCCAATCGAACGATTTTTATTGGACAAACCTTGCTAGCAATTCTGAAAAAACATAAGAAACAACAATTAGAAAATCGAATGAAGTATGGAAAGCTCTACATTGATTCAAATGCAGTATGTACGAAGGAAGACGGTGAGCTAGTTACGCCAAGTGTGGTGAAATGGAACACAAGAAGGATATCGAATGCACTCTCCCTCTCTTTTAACTTCCATTCTCTCAGACATACTCATGCTACACTTCTTCTCGAAAATGGCGCAAAAATGAAAGAAATCTCTGAACGATTGGGCCACAGCAGAATTTCAATTACGATGGATACTTACTCGCATGTGACAGATAAGATGAGAAATGAAACGGTCGATATCATGGAGAATCTGAGAAAGAATTCGTAA